AGCCTGTAAACGGGAATCTTCGGCACTTTTTCTGCCTGTTTGAAGCAAAATAAGTCACGTGTTTCAACAAAAAAGACGGCATCTCCTACAGAAAAACATCCTCAATACAACTCTCACAACCAACAAATGCAAAATTTAAACAGGCTCTTAGTATATTAGAATGAGCGCTCGGCATTGTTCGTAAATATTAGACTCTCCGGAAGTTGAGGTTTATCGCATTTTCCTGTTTCCCTCAGTTTGGCTGACAAAACGGGGTCGGTAATCGGATAAGCTACCGGTCTTATTGCTCCTTATCTCGGCGATAATACTAAATAACACTCCGTAAGCGAGTGATAACATAGTTTCTCCTTTGAAGTCTTTTCCTTTGCAGTGTTGATAAAAAAACGAATGAAAATGAAACGAATACTTTATTACTCTCTGGTTTTACTTACTGCCGGTAATGGGATGTTACAAGCGCAGAACTGGATTCATGGAAAAGTGGTCGATAAAGAAGAACGACCGGTAGACGGGGTGGCTGTCGTGTTGCAAACATTGGATTCTACTTATATAGATGCAGTCGTTACGGATAGTCTCGGGGCATTCATGTTGAACAAGGAAGCCGGTCCGAACTATCGTTTGTTGTTCCAGCATCTGCTGTACGAGCCGGTTTGTAAAAAAATCTCGACTGCTGATGCCGGTACGATAAGCCTGACTGAAAAAGATTATGAACTGGAAGGCGTTGTGGTAAAAGCCGAACGTCCGCAGGTCAAAGTGGAAAACGGCGCTTTGAGATACGACGTGCCCCAATTGATGAAAGATAAGGCGGTCAGTAATGCGTTCGAGGTGGTGAAACAGATACCCGGTGTGATCAGTACGGACGATGCTGTCCAACTGTTGGGAGCCGGTAGTCCGAGCATTGTGATCAATGGGCAGTTGACCACGATGTCGGTCGATCAGTTAGTCGGTTTGCTGAAGACAATTCCTGCTTCGCGGGTATGTAACGTAGAGATCATGTATAATGCACCAGCCAAGTATAATATCAAAGGAGCTATGATCAATGTCGTATTAGATAAGGAAACTGTCGAAAGGAATACTTTGCAAGGAGAAACCGGTGTCGATTATTTGCAGCGCCATTATGCGGAGGGGAAAGTCCATGGCAACTTGCTTTACTCCACATCCCGTTTCAATATAGATTTCTTAGCCAATGGGGCTAAGGGACGGAACTATATGGGAGAGGAGATCCAGGCCCTCCATACCCTGAAAGATCAGGTAACGGAGGTCAACCAATCGGGACGTGGCACCCGGAGCGGCATAGATGGAACGATGCGTTTAGGTATGGACTATACTTTCAAAAATGACGACAGGCTCTCTGCCGCCTACTATCTTACGGCCGGCAAATCCGATCTTGAGCGGACGGCCGTTACAACCTTCCAGGCATTGAAATCCGGACAGCCGGTGGAAGAACGCCTGAGCCGTACATACATAGAGGGAAACAGTGCGTTGCACAATGTCCGTATTCAATATGACGGTAACTCCGGACTGATGGCGGGTGCGGATTTTACGCGTTATCATTCACCCGGCTTCCAGACATTTGTCGATCAAAGCCATGAAACGACAGTGACGGATATGCAGAATAATTCCAAGCAGGATATTTCACAAGGAGCACTATTTATTAATCATAGCCACACTTTTGAAACCGGGTGGGCACTGAATTACGGTGTCCACGGCGGTTTCACCTCTTCGAAGACTTATATCGATTATCTATATAATAAAGGTAACGGCTATGAATCGGCTCTTGATGAACTTGAAAATAACCGCCAGAAAGAGTATAGTGGAAATGCCTTCTTGGAGGTGTCTAAGGATTTCGGTTCGCATTTCTCTGCAACAGCTTCTCTGAAAGTTGAATACTTTAAATCGGATTATACCTCTAACGGGATGAAATCCACACTTTGGAATGATTGGACCTTATTCCCGAATGCGACACTCAGCTATACGGTCAATCCGATGCACATCATCCAATTGGACATAAGCAGCGACAAAACCTATCCGTCCTATTGGGATGTGACGCCGCAGGAAAGCCCGATCAACTCTTATTCCGTTATCTTGGGCAATCCTTCCCTGAAGCCTTACCGTTCTTATAGCGGGCAGTTGATTTATATCCTGAAGCAGAAATATACGATTCTGGCTTTTTGTGACTATGTGCCCGATTATTTCGCCCAGTTGCCTTATCAGAATACCTCGGAACTGAAAAACGTTTTCCGGTATGAGAACATGGACTACCAGTTGCAATTCGGTGTAGGGGTGATCGTTCCTTTCCGGGTCGGCGAGTTCTGGAACAGCCAAGTGACTTTGTCCGGTCAGCGTATGCAGGAGAAGTTGGACCATTTTCATGATCTGTCTTTCCATAATGAGAAATACACCGGGCAGTTCAAGATGGATAATACGTTTACCCTTTCCAAGTCTCGTCCGAATTTGAAGCTGGATTTGAATGGCTATTTCGTTACCGGAGCCGTGCAGGGAATCTATGATCTCGGTCATCTCTATGATGTGTCTTCTGCATTGAAATGGCAGTTTGCCGACGATCGTGCTACTCTGATTCTGAAATGTAACAACATCTTCCGTAGCAATATGCCTCATACGATGGAAATCAACCAGTCCGGCCAATACAGCCGCCTCTGGAAACTGGACGACCAACGTTGTGTAACGGTTTCTTTTGTCTGGAAGTTCGGCGGTTATAAGAAAAAGCAACATGAAGCGGTGGATGCTTCCCGATTCGGCAAATCGATGTGATCTGTTCTTTTGACATTTAGATAGGGAAAAGAGGGTTGAACATGCTTGTATATTATTGTCGTATTCTAATTTGAGTGTCTCTCAAATAGCCTACGAATCAGGCTATGGTAATGTTCCATACTTTATCAAGCAATTTGAAAGTATAACCCGGCAAACTCCAAAGGAGTATCGTATTTCTCTTTTGCAAGGTTCGGAGAACCGGATAAAAAGTAGTACATTTGATGCCCGATAACAATTAGAACAAATGGCAGAAAGAGGAAAAAATACAGGAGGAAAAGGGAGGCAGAAACCGGTTGTAGTACCCGATATGGGACGTTTGCAACCACAAGCCCGTGAGTTGGAAGAGGCGGTGTTAGGTGCTCTGATGCTTGAAAAGGATGCTTACTCCATCGTTAGTGAAATATTGAAACCGGAGAGTTTCTATGAGAAGGCACATGAGAAAATTTATGCAGCTATCGTAGATCTGGCGATCAGCCAGCGTCCGGTGGATATGCTGACCGTCACTGAGCAACTGAAGAAGCGAGGCGAATTGGAAGAGGTAGGTGGCCCGTTCTATATTTCCCAGCTGACCAGTAAGGTGGCCAGTAGTGCCCATATCGAATATCATGCCCGTATCATCGCCCAAAAATATCTGGCGCGTGAGTTGATCTCCTTCACTGCTATGATACAGGGCAAGGCTTTTGATGAGTCGATCGATGTGGAAGACCTTATGCAGGAAGCGGAAGGAAAGCTCTTTGAGATTTCTCAGCGCAATGTGAAGAAAGATGTTACCCAGATCAATCCTGTCATCAAGGAAGCGATGGTTATGCTTGAGAAGGCTGCCAATCAAAAAGAAGGGTTGAGCGGTCTGCGCACTGGTTTCGAAGGATTGGACAAAATGACGTCCGGATGGCAGAATTCCGATCTTATCATCATTGCCGCCCGTCCTGCGATGGGTAAGACGGCTTTTGTCCTTTCGATGGCTAAGAATATGGCGGTAAACCATAACACGCCGGTGGCTCTGTTCTCTCTTGAAATGAGTAACGTCCAGCTTGTCAACCGTCTGATCGTGAACGTATGTGAGATTCCGGGCGAGAAGATCAAGAGCGGGCGTTTGGAAAACTATGAATGGGAACAGTTGGACTTTAAGATAAAAGAATTGTATGATGCACCGATTTATGTAGACGATACGCCGAGTCTTTCGGTATTCGAACTGCGTACGAAGGCTCGTCGTCTGGTGCGTGAGCATGGTATTAAGATCATCATTATCGACTACCTTCAGTTGATGAATGCAAGCGGTATGAGCTTCGGCAGCCGTGAACAGGAAGTAAGTACTATTTCACGGTCGTTGAAGGGATTGGCGAAGGAACTGAACATTCCGATCATTGCCTTGTCTCAGTTGAACCGTGGTGTCGAGGCACGTCAAGGAGCGGAAGGAAAACGTCCGCAGTTGGCCGACTTGCGTGAGTCCGGTGCTATCGAACAGGATGCGGATATGGTTTGTTTTATCCACCGTCCTGAATATTATAAGATAACGGAAGACGAACGTGGTAATTCCTTGATCGGTCTGGCGGAGATTATTATCGCCAAGCATCGTAACGGTGCGGTCGGAGATGTACGTCTTCGTTTCAAGAGCGAGTTCGCCAAGTTCATGAATGTGGACGAAGATGTTCCGGTCCGCGAGTTCTCCTCTAATATGAATAGTTCAGGCCCGATGGAAACAATGCCGCCCATACCACCGGCCGGTACCGATTTCTTGGCTCCCGGCAATAATGAGGTTCCGTTTTAATAATTCTATCCTCTTTTCAAAACATAGGTGTTTAGTATAAATAATTATTTAGTTTAATGGAGTGATATGGCAGTTTGTGTTTTCAGCAATTTAATGCCTTTTTATTCTCTTCATTAACCGGGTTCTTTCCTTCCGGTGTGTAGAGATGGTTGATGCGAAAGGCATATGCTTTTTCTATTTTCCCGCGGACGATCTTCATCGTGCTGTTGACCATGCCGTTCTGTTCGGTGAAAGGCTCCGGCAGGATAGCAAAAGCTGCAGGCAGCCAGCGATCGGGGAAAAGGGCGGACAGGTCGCCTCCCTTGCGGAAACGGTCTATCTGGGATTGGATGATCCGGATTGCCTCTTCGCGTCCTTTATCGGATGAAAGATCAAGATACTGGTGCGTCAGATGCTTCTTCAGCCGGTCTTTGTTAGGGACGACGAGGGCAACGGTATAGGGACTCTGGTTGTTATACAGGATCAGCTGGTCGATGCAGGAAGAATGTTCGACGAGTGCCTCCTCGATCCCTTCCGGACTGTATTTTTCCCCGTCACTACCGATCAGCAGACTTTTGAAACGTCCGAGGACGTAGAGCAGACCGTCATGCCCCATATATCCCATATCCCCAGTGTAGAGCCACCCGTCGCGTACGGTTTCGGCAGTTGATACCGGGTTCTTCCAGTAGCCGGCCATCACATTCTCGCCCCGTATGACGATCTCTCCTTTTTCGCCTGCCGGGAGTTCTTTTCCGTCGGCATCGCATATTTTCAGGTCGAGCGGACGGACCAACATGCCGCTGCTGCCGAAGGTATGCCGGTGCGGGCCGTTGGTGGAAATTACGGGAGTCGCTTCGCTTAGTCCGTACCCTTGGTACATAGGAAGTCCGATTGCGTAGTAGAACTTTTGCAAGTCTTTATCAAGCAATGCGCCACCGCCGATGAAAAACTTCAATTGTCCGCCGAAGTTTTCACGGACTTTCGTGAAAAGCACGTGGTCGAACAGGCTCACGAGCGGTTTCAGCAGGAATCGGACACCACGTCCCTTGTCTTCTCCGCCGTCTCCGTTATAGATGTAAGCCACTTTGAGGGCAAAGTCGAACAAACGGGTTATATTCTTGCCCTGGGCACGGATGCCTTGTTCGATATTCTTTTTGAAATTCTTGGCCAGTGCCGGGACGCTCAGGATCAAGTAGGGCTTGAACTCTTTGATGTTGACCGGAATGTTCTTTAATGTTTCCAGCCCTGTCCGTCCGACTTGTACTGTTGCTACGGATGCTCCTTTCGACATGAAGATATAGAAACCGACCACATGCGCGAAACAATGGTCGAGTGGGAGGATTATTAATGTGCGCCATGTATCGTCGATATCGACACAAGATAGGGCTTGCTCCACGTTCGCCGTATAGTTACGGTGCGTCAGGATGACACCTTTCGGGTCGGCCGTCGTGCCTGAGGTATAGGTAATCGTCGCATAGTCGTTATTCTGTAAGGATTGTCCGACAGCAAGGAAGTCTTCCAGAGAATGAGATGCCAGATATTCTTTCCCCATCCGGAATACTTCGGACCAGGATATTTCTTTTTCTTTATATTCCGGCAGTTCGTCTATCACAATTATTTTTTCGACTAAAGGCAATTTATCCATGATAGCCCGTATCTTTTTGAGTTGGTTGCCGGAAATCAGGATATATTTCACATCGGCATGCACAAGACGGAACAGCAGGTCGTTCGCTTCTTCGAGCTTGATGGAAAGCGGGACGTTGGTCGCGCCGGCATAGAACATGGCCAGTTCGCCGATGATCCAAGCATTACGGCCTTCCGAAAGGAGCGCCATATTGTCGCCCTTCTTCACTCCGAGAGCTATCAGTCCGGCACCGGCAGCGTAGACTTGTTGCTGAACTTCCTTGTAAGTGGTCGGTTCGAAGGCATCCCTGGTTTTTTCCCACAGGAAAGGATTATCGGGATATTGTTTTACCGAATTTTCGAAAAGGTCTATAATTGTCTTCTTCATATTATTTATTTTTGTATTTGTACTTTCCCGATTTCATCCAGGTAATTACAAGCCACCTCTACCATTGGTACATTCTTGATCACGATACTGCGTTTTCCGTTCTGTTCGCGAAGCGTGCATTCGCGTGGATGCTTTTGGATGAAGCCGAGCAGCTTGTCGAAGGCCTCGCTTTCGTAGTAAGGACTTTCGGGATTAGTGACGAGAAAAATGCTCATCTGTCCTTTTTTCAGAATGACTTTTTCCATACCTAACATCTTTGCCATACGGCGAAGGCGAACGACACGGATCAGTTCTTTCCCTTCTTTCGGCACTTTCCCAAAACGGTCTTTCAGACGTTCGGTAAAAGCAAGTATATCACGCTCTTCCTCCATCTTGTCCAGTTCACGATAGAGGGAGACACGTTCGGAGTCATTCGGGATGTAGGTCGGTGGGAACATCAGTTCCAAATCGCTTTCGATATAGGTTTCACGGACATATTCGCTACCGGTGTCGGGGCGATTTTCGGTAGCGTTGGAATACAGGTCGGCAAATTCTTCCGCTTTCAGTTCGTCAACGGCTTCTTCCAGGATTTTCTGGTACGTTTCGTAGCCCAAGTCGGCGATGAAACCGCTTTGTTCGGCACCTAACATATTACCGGCACCCCGGATGTCAAGGTCCTGCATGGCGATATGGATGCCGCTTCCCAACTCTGAAAAATTCTCGATCGCCTGCAGACGGCGGCGTGCTTCCTGCGTAAGACTTGACAAGGGTGGAGAGAGGAGATAACAGAAGGCTTTCCGGTTACTTCGCCCGACACGACCGCGTAGTTGATGCAGATCGGACAATCCGAACTGTTGTGCATTATTGATGATGATCGTATTTGCATTCGGTACGTCGATGCCACTCTCCACAATGCTCGTGGCGATCAGTACATCGTATTCGTAATTGACGAAATCCAGAATGATCTTTTCCAGCTTCTCCGGTTCCATCTGCCCGTGACCGACAGCGATACGGGCATCCGGCACCTCACGTTTGACAAGCGCTTCCATTTCATAAATATTTTGGATGCGATTGTTGATGAAAAAAACCTGTCCGTTACGGCTCATCTCGAAATTGATGGCTTCTCGGATGATGTCCGGGTTAAAACGTTCTACCTCTGTTTGAACCGGATAGCGGTTGGGTGGGGGAGTCGTGATGCTCGACAAGTCACGGGCTCCCATCAACGAGAATTGCAGGGTACGAGGAATCGGAGTGGCGGTCATGGTGAGCGTGTCGACGTTGGCTTTCAGCTGGCGTAGCTTCTCTTTGACGGATACGCCGAATTTCTGTTCCTCGTCGATAATCAGCAGACCGAGATCTTTGAATGTGACATCTTTTCCGACGATTCGATGGGTACCGATGATAATGTTGATATTTCCTTCTTTCAAGTCTTTCAAAGTTTCCCTTATCTCTTTCGCCGTACGTGCCCGGCTGATATATTCGATTCGGCAGGGAAAATCTTTCAACCGTTCGGAAAATGTTTGATAGTGCTGGAATGCTAATACTGTAGTCGGGACCAGCACGGCAACTTGCTTGTTGTCCGAAACGGCTTTGAAAGCGGCACGAATGGCTACCTCCGTTTTCCCGAAGCCTACATCTCCGCAAATCAGTCGGTCCATCGGACGGTCGTTCTCCATATCGGCTTTGACATCGGCTGTTGCTTTCATCTGGTCAGGGGTATCTTCGTAGATAAAGCTGGCTTCCAGTTCGTGCTGCATGAAACTGTCTGGACTGTAAGCGAAACCTTTTTCCTGTTTTCGTTTGGAGTAGAGGAGAATCAAATCGCGGGCGATATCTTTTACTTTTGACTTGGTGCGTTCTTTCATCTTCTCCCAGGCTCCTGTTCCGAGTTTACTCAGCTTGGGCGGTTCCCCACTGTCCTTGCCTTTATACTTGGATAGCTTATGGAGAGAGTGAATGCTGACGAATATAATGTCGTTGTTCTGGTAGATCAGTCTGATGGCTTCCTGCATTTTTCCGTTTACTTCCGTACGGACTAGCCCGCCGAATTGTCCGACACCATGATCGATATGTACGATATAATCGCCGGTCGTGAATTGGTTCAACTCCTTCAACGACAGAGAGAGTTTTCCACTTCTTGCTTTATCGCTTTTCAAGTTGAATTTATGAAAGCGGTCGAACAACTGGTGATCCGTGAAAAGGCAGACACGCAAGGTCTCGTCGGCAAAACCTTCATGGATGGTCTTGTTGACGGAGGTAAAAGGTATGTCGTCTCCCCGATCCTCAAAAATGGCCCTGATACGGGTTGCTTGCTTTTCTACATCGCTCAGTATATATAATGTATAGCCGTCTTCTAAATATTTATGGAAAGACTCGCTTACCAAATCGAAATTTTTATGATAGATCGGTTGTGCTTCCATTGAGAAAGTCAGGGTGGCATCGGCTATTCCCGTAGGCCGCGTACCAAAATGGAGCCGGCAGAAACCAAGTGCCGCATGTAGAAAATCCTCTCCGGTAATTAATTTGGCCCGCAGTTGCTCGATGTTGGCAAACGATTCTTCGTCCCCGGTGATTGGTTCTTCATTCCAGATACTGCCGATACGTTCTTTTACCCATGCCATGTCTTTGCTAGCGAGCAGTGTCTCGGATGGCAATGAATCTAGTAAGGATGAGTTGGTCCGGTTTCCTTTTGTCATTTCGGGCACGATATAGATGCTGTCCAGTTTTTCTTTGGATAGTTGTGTTTCCACATCGAACGAACGGATCGTCTCTACCTCGTTTCCAAAGAAGTCGATACGATAGGGAAATTCATACGAGAACGAGAACACATCTAAGATACTGCCGCGCATCGCATACTGCCCTGGTTCATAAACATAATCTACCAGCTCGAAGCCGTATTCGTCCAGTACGTCAGAAACAAACATATTGTCCAACCTTTCGCCGACACTGATCTTCAGCGTGTTTTCTTTCAAGACCTCCCGTGAAATTACTTTCTCCGCCAATGCTTCCGGATAGGTGACAATGATGAAGGGAGCAGTCGGATCCTGCAGCGTGCTGAGAACTTCTGTCCGCAGGATTTCGTTGGCTGGATCCACATGTCCGTACTTGATAGCACGTCGGTAAGCAGAAGGAAAGAAATAGATTCCGTCACCTCCTGTGAGTTGCACCAGATCGTGATAAAAGTAGCCGGCATCCTCTAGGTCATTCAACACACACACATAACTTCCTCTTCTTTTTGAAAAAAGAGAAGCTATTGTCATTGCGGCCCCTGAACCGTTCAGTCCTTTCAGAAATATATTACGGGACGTTTTGTTTTTTAACAGGGTATTTAATGCCGCCACTTGCGGATGGGCGGCATATTGTTTTAGTAAATCTTGTACCTCCAACGGATGAATTGAAAATTGATAATTATATATGCGCAAAATTACGGAAAATGTTACAATAATCTTCCTAAAACCAATGAAAATATCTACCTTCGCGCTTGGGTTGTCAATTGAAATGAGCAGGATCTTCTCATTTTCAATTCTCAATTCTCATTTTTCAATTAAACAGTGGATTATGTCAGACAGTATTGTTAACTGAAGCATATTCTTTGTAATGCTAATCTCCCATAACTGATTATTAAAAAGGTTATTGTGGCTGTTTGAGATATAATGACTTAGGACTATTTGGCCAGTTTTTACCTCCTTACATTGCTGGTTTAACATGGAAGTCTTGCCAGAATAAAAGGCTCCGTTTACAAATAGTTTACAGTGATGGCTTATTTCAAAGTTTGTGTCAGGGGGAAAAGAAAAGATAATACATATCCTATTTATATCAGGGTAACTCACCTTCGTCAAGTAGGATATATCAAGACAAATAAGGTATGCAAAGCTAAGTTTGTCCGGAATGGTGATATAGCAGACCCTTATATCATTAAAGATGTGTATGTCCAAATAGAAACTTATTTGGATCGTTTGAATCGTGTCAATACGGAAGGATGGAATTTGGAGAGGGTTATGAATTTTCTTAAGAATGACCGGGACTCTATTTCGTTTTCTGACTTTGGCCGAGAGTTTATCTTGAAAATGGAGAATGAAGGCCGGGGAAGAAGTGCGAAAAACTATCTGTTAGCTCTTAAGAGCATGGAGAGTTACTTTGGTAACCCAAATATATCTTTTTCCGATATAACGTCCTTTTTTCTGAAGGATTGGATTTCTTCTATGAAAAACAGCAGGCAGAAAAAGAATGCCTATCCGAATTGCGTGAAAACCATGTTTAGGGCTGGATGCGATAAATATAATGACTACGATACCGGTGAGATGCGCATCAGGCATGATCCGTTTCGTGTGGTAAAGATACCTCCTAAGAATATTGCAGACAAGAAGGCGCTGCCGGTAGATGTTCTCAGGCGTTTTTTTGATGTTGATATTACCTCTTTGAAACCAAGTAAGCGAGGTATGCCACCAAGAGCATATATCGCCAAAGATGTATCATTGTTGGTGTTTTGCCTGGTTGGAATAAATACGGTGGATCTTTACAATTTGGGCAAAGGTTGTTATAAGGATGGAAAACTCTGCTATAATAGAATGAAGACAAAGGGGCGGAGAGCTGATGAGGCCTATATTGAGATAGAGGTTCCGGATTTAGTAAAACCTTTGTTTCTTAAATATCAAGGAAGAGGGGACTGGCTGTTTAATTTCAATGAAATATATGCTTCGGATAAAACTTTTAATGATTGCGTGAATAGAGGAATAAAGGATATTGTGAGGTTGGGTGGTTTGCCTCCTGTTTCTACATATTCATTCCGGCATTCTTGGGCTACAATAGCTCAGGTTGTTTTTGAAGCTGGGTTAGATGTTGTTGGGTTATGTCTAAATCATGCGTCTCCGCTCCGGGTTACGGCTGGTTATGTAAAAACAGACTTTAGTATCATTGATCGTTTAAATATTAAGATACTGAGGTATGTCTTTGAAGAAAAAATAAAAAAAGGCGGAAATAATTTGTAGATTAAGAAAAAGCCTCTATATTTGCGGTTGAAATAGCGAGTTGGATTTTGAATGAAAGTTTGAGATCCAACTTTTTGTGTTTATATATATTGTCTTAAACTTTCTTGTAAATATCCGATAAATAACCACTTACCTGGTGCCTTCCATAAAATTAGGCACAATGACAATATCTGTTTCAAAAAATATGTTGCTTGCGAAATTGCAGCAACTTTCTCGAATAATTCCGTCGAAATCTACGACTCCGATAGTATGCAACTACCTGTTCGAAATAAAAGATGGACGGTTGTTTATTACGACTGCCAATGACGAAGGCAGGATTACGGCCAGTTTGGAATGTATGGCTGAGGAAGATCTTTCAATCTGTGTTCCTGCCTCCATTCTTGATGGGCTGAAAACATTGCCGGAGCAGCCTCTTGATATTTATATCAATCCGGACAATAAATCGATTCTTATTAAATATTATGGAGGTAAATTCGAGGTCGTCGGATATGATTCGAAGCCTTTCCCGCAAAAGAAAAAGACAGAGATTCTTGACGAAATCCGGACTACGGCGGAAGAATTCAATAACGGTATCTCCAAAGTGATCAATTTTGCAGCTGCAGACGAACTGCGCCCTATTATGAACTCCGTATCTATTGAAACGGCTCTGGGAGAAATCATCTTTGTTTCTTCTAATGGACATGGGCTTGGTTTGTTTAAGAGAAAAAAACAATGTTGCACAGAGACCTGTTCGGTAATCATCAGCCGACAGATCGCATCTGTTTTGAAAGGGCTGATTCCGTTATCTGAAGAAGAACTAACAATTAAAGTAGGAAGCGATTGGTCGGAAATCTCTTTCGAGGATTACGAAATTTCTTTTCGTAATGTGGAAGGTCGTTATCCCAATTGGCGGGCTGTTGTTCCGAAATCCAACAATCTTGAACTGAAAACGGATACCAAATTACTATTGGGAGCCATAAAGCGCACTTCTGTATTTTCAAGTAAAGTATCATGCCTTATAAAGTTGAGTGCCCGTTATGATAAGCTTGTTGTATCGGCCCAGGACTTGGATTATTCCACTTCTGCGGAAGAAACCATTCCGGTAGAATTTGGAGAAAGGGAGTTTATTATCGGTGTGAAAGCGACTTTGATACAAGATATGATTTCTTGTATTGACGGCGATCGTTCGATACTTTCTTTCGGCACTCCCAGTACCGCTATTCTCATTGCCCCAGAGAAGCAAGCCGAGGGCGAAGAACTTACCTATTTATTAATGCCTATGACAATCCAGTAAGTTATGAAAGAGTTCAAAGATACAATACAGAAATATTTGGATCAACGAGTTGCAGAAGATCCCTTGTTTGCTCCCAAGTTTGAAAATCCTAAAAAGAATATAGATGAATGCTGTCGTTACATTTTAGGAGAAGCCCGTAAACGGGGAACTTCCGTCGTAATGAGTGATGCAGAAGTCTTTGGGATGGCCGTACATTATTATGACGAAGAGAATATCAAGATAGAAAAAGTTTCTTCCGGTTGCTCTATTTCTTCCAATCAAAAGGTAGAGTTGACGGAGGAGGACAAGAATGCGGCCCGTGAAGCGGCTATCAAACGGTTGGCCGAAGAGCAATACCGATTGCTCAAAAAGAAGCCTGCAAAGAAAAAAGCAGATGCAAATGTCCAACAAATGAGTCTGTTTTAATATGAAGCCGAGAACGAAATTGGAAAAACGGGTGACGGAGTTAAGTGGAAAGCTGCCTGCCATCACGAAGGAACAGGAAGACTGGGCCAAAGAGCATCTGTTTGACCATTTTGCCTACAAATGTAAGGATGAGCTATGGTGTTCCGAATGTGGTAAGATGTGGGTCAATACGAGTAAAGATAAATTGGGTGACAAAATCGAATGCCCTTATTGCCATCATCAATTGGACGTAAAGGTTAGCCGGAAGCAGAAGATCCGTGAAGAGGCGTATATGTCCATCCTGCAAGTGAAAGGCGGGTTCCAGGTGATCCGGCATATACTATGCTGGAAAAATGTTCGGAAGGAAACTTCTCCGGTGTATTATGATTTTACAGAAGTGGTTCAAGAGTGGATTCGTGAAGACGGAAAACGTACGATCATAGCCCGACCGATTAATATGGGAGGTAACGGATTTGCGTATAGTTCACCTCTCAGCATCAAAGGAGAATATGGAAGTAATCCATATAACTATTACGGTGATTTGTATGCGATATATGGAGAGCTTTATCCAAGGAAAGAGCTGCTGCCGGAATTGAAAAAACGGGGACTGAATCGATGGTTCCCAGATGTAATCCCGTCAAAATTGATACGTGACTTGTTGAAAGGCGGAAATGATGTGGAACTGTGTCTCAAGACCGGGCAAATATCCATGTTGAAGCACATGTATAAAAACGGCTTCCGTCAACTTCGCTATAAACCGTCGTTCAACATCTGCAACCGCAACCATTACATCATTAAGGACGCTTCTATGTGGGAAGATTATATGTCTTTACTATCTTATTTCGGCAAGGACTTGCGTAACGCGCATTATGTCTGTCCCAAGAACCTGAAAGTTGCACATGATAGGCTCTTGAAAAAGAAAACGGCAATAGAAGCCAAGTTGAGACAGGAAAGGAACCGTATAGCAGCTATCCGTAGGCGTGAAAAGCTCATGAAGGATATAGCCGGCTTCTACGAACGGATGAAAAAGTTCTTTGGGATGAAAATCACGGATGGCAACATAGTCATTTGCCCGTTGGAGAGTATAACCCAGTTTTATCAGGAAGGAAAGGCGATGCACCATTGCGTGTATAGTAATGGGTATTATAAACGGTCGGATTGTTTGATTCTGTCTGCCAAAGATACCGACGGAAAGCGTATCGAGACGATAGAGGTAAACTTGAAGACACTGGATATCGTCCAGTCTCGAGCCGTCTGCAATGGTGTAAGTGAGTATCACGACCAGATAGTAAAACTGGTGAAGAAGAATATGAACCTGATTCGTCAGAAATTGATAGCGTAAATTTACAAGGATGACTTACATTGAACTTATAAATAATTTTGGGGAATTGGATGAAGACTGGCAATTTACCTGCTGTGAAACGAGGCTTTATTTTTATTTGTTGAAAACAGCGAATCGTTTAGGCTGGGTGGATAGCTGGACGCGTAGCGATGCAAAGGTGTCGTCTGACGTGGGAGTGTCAGTCAATTCGATGAAAACAGCCCGTAATAGATTAGTTCAAGCAGGTCTGATAGAATTTAAATCGGGAGGAAATGGACAGCGGGATAAAACGAGGTATATCGTTAGGTGTCAGTTTAGGTGTCAAAATTTGATACCTAAACTACAACCTAAACATGAACCTAATCTTATACCTAACCGTGAACCTAAACCGCAACCATATATTAATAAGACTAAGATAAAGACTAAGAATATTAATATACCCTCCACACCCCCCAAGGGGGTTGACAAAGCAAAAGAAAAAGAACTTTTGGAAAAGGAGGAGGCTTTACGTGTTTTGGAAGAAGAGTTGAAGAAACGGGAGGCGGAACTGGGTGCACAATCGGACAATCCACCATCCAAACCGAAAAAGAGTCCTAATCCGTTGAACTCAGAAGCAAGGAAACTTTTCGAGGAACGCTATCAGGCTCTTTTCTCATCCAACTATTACTGGAGTGCGAAAGATGCGGGAAATATGTCTTCTTTGCTCAAGAAGTTGAAATTTCAACGGGAGAAGAAGAATTTACCTATTGACGACCAAGGCGTGTTGAATGCTTTGAAGTACTTATTGGATTCAATCACTGACGGTTGGATATTGGAAAACTTCAGTGTGACGAATATTAATTCGAAGTTTAATGAAATTGTCTCACAGATAATGGCAAGGAAACAAGAACATGGAAATACTAAACATACAGACGGAGCGAAAGCCCGTGAACAACAAACCGATAGAGAAATCATGGAATATGCCCGTAGTGCCTTCAGAAAAGACGTATTCGGTGATTCGTAGATATGGGGATGGGGAAAGCTTTGCGAAGACATTCAACCCATCTTTACAGACGATATGTGCCCAAAACATAGAACGGTCCTTTTTGGGCGATGCTCCATCATTGGCATTGCTGTCGCAAACTTATCCAAATGAGCAGGTAAACACTTGGATTATTGCCCATTTGATGGACCTATACAAATTCGCAGGGGTTAAGGAGAAGCCTTCGTTTCAGCAAGTCTTGGAACTAGCTGTGATGATACGGGTTGAATATTATTATTTTAAAGCTTCTGAACTGCTGTTGTTTTTCTTCAAGCTCAAGTCAGGGGAATATGGTACATTCTATGGTGTGGTCGACCCGATGGTGATCATGGCGGCCCTGATCGAATTCAAGGCATACCGCCGTCAGCAATTGGAAATCTACGACCGTGAGATACAGCGTAAGAAACGGGAGGAGCAATGGGCAGAATGGGAGAGGAATGCCGTTCCCTGCCCGGCACACTTGAAACTGGCGAAAGCGTTTGTGGAGGAAATACAAAATGCGGAATGAGGAATCGAAGCTCCAGCAATCCTGTATCACTTGGTTCCGGCTGCAATATCCCCGTCTGGCGAAGTTGCTGTTCGCCGTTCCGAACGGTTCTCGGCGGGATGTTGTCACTGGAGCCATCCTCAAGTGGGAGGGCGTGGTTGCCGGTGTCGCCGACTTGATTCCAAAGAAATGCTATGCCAGCCTCTGTATTGAGATAAAGTACGGCAAGAACGGGTAAAGCAACAGCCAGAAAGAATGGTAACGGCTTGCGGAGGCGGTTGGGAACAAGTATGTGTATAGATCTCTGGAGGAGTTTATGAAGCAGATGACTTTGTATTTAAGTTTTAGGACTTTAGAACTTTTGTGTGATAACGCTTGTTTGTAATAATAAAATATTCTAATTTTGCAGTCGAGAAGAAACCTATGGAATACCCTTTTGCACATAAAGAATATAAAATTTACACTAATACATTTTTGCAAAATGTATTAGTGGAGTGGTATTATACGTCTTCTGATAAAGAGATTGATATTAGTCTGTTAAAGGAGTTTTTTAAAGATAATTTTAATATAGAACTTCCATCAGAAAAAGATGATTTGTTTCCTGTCATGATTGGTTCAACAGATCAATGTGTTAATTTGTATTTTGGGAAAGATGCATTTAAACTAAGAGTGGGTATTGATGCTTATAGAGGATTTAAAAATCTAAAACAGTTTTTTGATTATGGTACTGACTTTTTAGAGATACTTCATATTAATGAAATAAAGAATGTGAAGGTACGAAAGATTAATATATGGCCTTATGAAAATGTTGGAAGTAAAAAAACGAGTAAAGATGTTCTTTTACGAAAAATATTCTCAAAAGAATTGCTAGAAGGTGATATGATACAATCTTTGAATAACGTTTCTCAATCTTTATGGGATAAGTGCTTTGATAATCAAGAACAAGCTGAGAAAATGTGTATTAAGTATGGATTTAATTCGAATTATGAAGGTTATAAAGATCTCATGATATTGGATACATATGTTAAACGTACAAGGGTTATTAGTAATAGTGATATTATTGATAATTTACTTCAAATGAATCAAGTCCTTTTTGATGCATATCATTGGAGTGTTAATCAGAAGATTATTGAAATAATGGATAAGGAGATAGTAAAATGATGAATTTTAAGTTAAAGCTAGAAAACGACTTCTTTTCCAATGAAGATAACTTGTATAAAGTTTATGCGAAAGATAAAACTGTTAGTAAAAGTGGAAAAGTCATATTAGCGTTATGTTTAACAGTTTTGTCTAGTATCTCTTCGGCAAATAATGACCATGAATTTGTATTGCAAGAACCTTTATTTAAGTCTAATGTAGTATCAAAATCCTGTATTAAAACAGAGGATGCCTTAATGGGGTATTTAAATCAGGAGACTTGTCGTGGTCATATAGAAGACAATATAGCTAAGATTAAATCATATCCTTCAAGTTGGTGGGAAAAATATGAGGCGGAAAGACCAAAACAAGTCACTTTTGATAATGTTTTTCGATTTCTTGATGTTAATAAGAATGATGTACTATTGAAGGGGGCTGAAATTTTGCCAGAACCCAATGCTACGTTGTTGATTGAATGGGATTCTAACTCTTTTATGTGTTCTCTTTATATAGGGGAAACGGAGTTTTCCTATTCTATTCTTCCTTTAAATGACTTGGAAAAACCTCTATTAGGGCAGGCTTCAATGGAAGAAGAAAAAGCTATTCTTGAATTTTTTAATCGTCTTGAAACTGTATATGCCTGATATTACAATAAGTGAAACAAATACAGATAGACGATATACGATTGAGGATGAAGAGAATGTGATAAGATTGTTATCCATTCCGAGCTGTTTAAATTCAAATGGTCGGCTGACTCCGGTTGCCTTTTCTTTATATCATAACAATGAAGATTATGTATCAATCTCTCGCTTGTTCTATTCATCAAGAGATGAGTGTATAGAATTAGGAAAAAAGATAAAAGTTTGGGCGAGTAAAGGAGATGAGTTTGCTGGTCTTGCGGAATTGAATGCAGGAAAAATAAGAAGCATATCATCTACTCAGATATTGTTGCTTTCTAAATATAAAGAAGATTTCAAGGCTCATGCTGGTATTTCATTTAAAAATGAAAATGGTGATATTTATGTGAATATAAAGAAAGGAACTCCTTCCCCTGCTTGGTTAATTCCTTTGCAACAACGGCTTTGCCTTATATCGAAGGTAGAAAAAATAGATTTGAAAAAATAATTCTTACTTCTCTCTTGCATATTTTAAAATAACTCCTCATATTTGCACCGTCCTAATTTATCAGCGTGGCGGGTGACCGCCGAACATATTTTGTGTCGGCATTTTTTATGCCCATACATGAACGTATTAATAAAGTATAACGGTTTCGTACCCCCATGATACGGCTTAATGGCCGTAACTGCCGCGCTGGTGTAGGACAATGGGACAGGCGAAACCGTTTTTGTCTATCCACTTATAACAAACAATGTTGTATTATGTCCAAACAGCGTAACATTGATTTGTCGGGGAATAATAGTACCCAACAACCAACGGCTCAACCCTCCGAAATGGGTAAGTACTCCACACTAGAACTGCAAGCCGCATTCGATGCCGGGCGTGCTCTCGGTAGAACTGAAGGTATGCTCTCTTACCAACGCCACATCATGAACCAGCTCTTTGCAGAGAATCAGAAGCTCAATCGGAAACTTCAGGAACAGAAAGGAGGCCGGTCATGAGAGAACAATATGTAAGAATACTAGTTCCCAATTATAATCCGGATCCTCTTAGCGTGAAGCAATTCTTCCAAATGCAGAGCTTTGCCAAAGACGTGCAAACCTATTTACCTTATCAAAGCACCACTTTGCTCGATTTCATGTCTATTGCCTACAACTATTGCTTGAAGACTCGGCAAAATTCGTTGGATAATATGGCCTGTTATCGTGACGACTTTAGGCACAAGGTTATGCTATTTCTGACGAAGTATTATCCTAATGGATTCAAGAAAAACAAGAAAGGTTTGTCAGATACCTGCTACAAAGAACTTTTGAAATATCGCAAGCCTCGCTTCAAACGTGATTTCCTTGGTGAGTATGAGCCAATAGAGCGCATTTGGTTTATCCTCGCGTTACGTGCCTGCCACAGCTTTTTATTGTCCGGACATCTAATCGGCGATATAAATCAATTTGCCTACAAACTTGAGAAAATAGCTTTAATGATGAAAGGAGATATCTAAGGACTAAATAGTTAATAGATATTTTATTTCTCGGAAGATGTTCTTCTATTTTGAGGAACATCTTTCTTTTCTTATATATCTTAGTTAAAATAGGATATGAAGGAACATTGTTGTATCATCTGTAACAAGAAAACAGTATCAGTAATCAATACAGAAGAAGGACCAGTTTGCTATAATTGCTACTCTGATAAAAAGAACCCTCCAAAACAAAAGCAACACCATGATAACGAAGAAGCTCGGATTCAGTCGGAGTTTTTCAGCAAGGTTCCTTTATTCTTTCCTAATTTGCCGGATCGACTTCTTTTTGCAGTCCCGAACGGTGGCAGCCGGCATAAAATAGAAGCGGCTAATATGAAGCGCCAAGGCGTTAAACGTGGAGTGGCCGATGTAATCCTTCAGATACCGAAAAAGGGATATGCTTCTCTTTGTCTAGAGTTCAAGACATCTACAGGTAAACAGTCTGCAGAGCAAAAGGAATACCAACGCCAGGTTGAGATGGCGGGTAGTAAGTATGTGATTGTTCGGAGCGTGGAACAGGCTATCCAGGTTATGCAGCAGTATCTGTTATAATTATTACATATATATATATTGATTTTTAGGTTCTGATTATTTGTGGAAAATTTAATAAATCGTATATTTACCCGATAACATTTAAATCTAAGCAATATGGCAAAACGAAGTAATCCTATAAAAGCATTAAAAGTAAAGATTATCAATATAGTACTGTACCCCGAAGAAGCTCAAAAGACTGAGAATTATATTGAATATTTTAAGAAGATATTTGAAGATAAGATAACAGTTAACACTTATGGTGATAGATATACAAGAGTTCAAACTTATTATACAACAGATGATGGTAATGTTATTTATGGAGCATTTGCAAATGCAGCTTTTTTTGATCCAGAGGCCCCCGCTTTAGATAGTGATACAAACGAAGTGCTCCCTTCTGGTGCTGATCCTAAAAAAGGACTTGGATTAAAGACTTGGGAATATTATTTTTTCCCAGAGTACCATCGACTTGTTTTCTTAGATAAAGAAACCTCCGGTTCTCAAATACTTGATTTCTTGAATAGTGCTTTAAATCGTTTTCTGGATAAGGATGACTATCAAGTTAATACAGAAAAAGATAGAGAACTGATAGATCGAATTATTAAATCAACATCGTTGTCTAAGTTAAAGGTGGTAGTGTCCTATTCTAATAATGACAATAATAAAGGATGGAAAAAACTAATAGACGATCAGTTAAAGAGAAGTAGACCTAAAAAGGCTGTGCTTGATTTGAGTGGTTCAAAGAAAATTCCTATTGATGTAACTAGAAGTGAGATGATAACAGGTTTTGTAGAATTAAGCGCATCGAATGGATATGTAGAAGCAAGCGAAATAGATGAAAAAGGAGCTATTCATCCTATTCGGACAATAGATCATCCAATGGTAAAGGTGGTTGAGTTTATTGACAGTCCTATTTCTGCATTGAAAAAAATGATACGTTCTATTGCTGGATTTGGAGAAAAAACATCTGAATAGATGTTATATATTAAAAGAAACTGATTTATGAAGACTATTTATTATCCGGGATGGGGAGTTGTCTGGAAGATATATTCCAGAGAGAACTTAAAAAAATCTATTTGGTTACCGCTGGTTTTAACAGTAGTTTCTTTTGCTATCTGTTTCTTTTCGGGAAAAGCTTCTTTAGATTTAATAGAGTATGTTGCTTCGACAATTCTATCTGTGGGTCCAAATATGCTTGGGTTTACTTTGTCAGGCTATGCTTTAATGATGGGATTGAGCAACTCTGAGTTTGTTCGAGGATTGATTAATTTCAAGGAAGAAGGTAAAGATTATTCTTTATTTCAGTCTTTGAATACGATTTTTGCAGTTGTTTTGGGGATGATGTTTTTGACAACTATTGTAGGCGCATTTGCCTGTATTGTTGTAAAAGCAGAAATATCGCTACCTGAAGCTTGGAGCAGTTTTATAAATGCATACAATTGGGTATGTTTATTTGTTCTGATGTTTTTGATGTATTATACGATTAATGCAATAAAAGATGTTGTAATCAATATCTTTAATTTTGGTCAGTATGTGCAGGTATATGCAGAAAAAACAGAAGATGATGAGATAAATGAAAAAGGATTCGAGTAGGATCCTTTGATGTATAAGTGATTTAAACTCTTTTTGTTTTTTAATCTTTATCTATCAGAATCGCCAAAAGAAATGGCAGAATTAATGTAGAAGTAGAGGGAGGGGAGAATGACAGAATCATTCTCTCTTTTCCTATAATATATAAAAAGATATGGCTAGAGGTCGAAAAAGTTTATTTCGGGAGGAGTATATTCAACTAGCGGAGAATTATGCTTTGTTAGGAGCTACCGATGACGAATTGGCTGATTTTTTTGGTGTATCAAAGCAAACTCTTAACAAATGGAAGAAAGATTATCCAGAATTCCTTGACTCCTTAAAAAGAGGAAAGGATATTGCAGACTCTAATGTTGCTTCGAAATTGTACAACCGCGCAATCGGTTACGACTTCGAGGAAACACATACTGTCTGCAAGAATGGCTTGGTTGTAGGAGAGAAGCATATCAAGAAGCATCAGCCGGCAGATACAACAGCAGCGATATTTTGGTTGAAGAACCGGCAACCGGAGAAGTGGCGCGACCGGAAAGAGTTGCAGATTGGTAATAAGCTGGGCGATGACCTGGAGAGTATGACAGATGAAGAGTTAAGGGCTATTATCCATGGCGAAAAAGAACAATCGGGAAATATTAATACAACAGGCGAAAGCGGCAATATTACTGAGGAGACGGGAGGCGAATAATGACTTTTGGTCATATTGTCTTTACCATGATCCTAAGTTCTTTGCCAAGCGACTATTCTTGAAGAAGGTCGCTGATGCTTTTACGCGGGTGTACGAGTCATATATGGCTGGTATCATCCGCCGGCTTGCTGTGTCTATGCCTCCGCGAGCCGGGAAGTCATATATTTCGTCGTTATTCATTGCCTGGATGCTTGGCCATTTCCCGGAGGAGTCAGTAATGCGTAACTGCTGCTCCGATACGCTGTACAACAAACTGTCCTACGATACCCGTGATATTGTCCGCTCTTCCCGGTTCAAAGAAGTTTTTCCGGATGTAAAACTCGTGGTGATAAACAGAACGTGCATGGCTGGAGCTTGGAAGCTGCCCGGCAGGTGAGTTACTTCGGGGCTGGTGTAGGCGGTACGGTAATCGGTTTCGGTGCGTCTATGTTGGCCATGACCGACGACTTGTATAAGAGTTTGGAAGATGCACTATCTGACACCAATAACGAAAAGGTCTGGTCTTGGAAGCAGGGAACACATGATTCTCGTATCGAGGGAAACTGTTGTTCGATCGACATCGGTACCCGTTGGTCGGCTACGGATGTTCTTGGTCGTATGGAGGAAATGGGGAAGTATGACGAGATTATCCGTATTGCCGCATTGGATGAGAACGATTGTTCTTTCTGTGAGGATGTGCATACAACGGAGTATTATCACGAATTGCGGGAGGAAACGGACGATTCCATCTAGTGTGCCGAGTATATGCAGGAACCGATCGAGGCTATTGGGTTGTTGTTCCCAAAATCAGAATTGAACCGCTTCAAGCTGGCAGATATCGAAGGTAAACAGCCGGATGGCGTGATCGGTGCTACCGATGTGGCCGACGAAGGAGACGACGATTTCTGTGCACCGATTGCCAAAGTATTCGGTACAAAGTATTTCATTACCGATGTCCTGTTTACGAAAGACAATGTCGAGATTACCGAACCGAAGTTGGTTTCCTTGATTCTTGACACCCGCTGCGACAATATGCGTATCGAAAGCAATAACGGCGGCCGTCTGTTTGCTCTGAATGTCCGTAAGGCTGTAAAGGCAAAGAATGAAAAATGTATCATTCAGGCGAAACCGACAACAGCCAATAAGGATACACGTATCTTGTTGAAGTCTGGTTGGATTAAGAAGCATTGTTATTTCCTGGAAGAATGTGAGTATAAGAAAGGTTCGGACTATGACCGATTTATGAAAGCGCTTACCAGCTATAAGAAAGAAGGTGGCAACAAGCATGATGATGCACCGGACGGTATGACGATCCTTGCCGAGAATGTAGAGTTCATCGGGTTATGTAAGGCTAACTCTGTACGTCGGGTCGCAAGAGGACGATAAGTGGCAAAATGAAAGTGTTTTTCTGATATTTGTGACACGTGTTAGATAAAATCCCGATATTTTTCTGCCACATACTTGCGTTTTGATATGTGTTCTTGGTTTTTACATTTCAAAGTGAACTTGTTTATACTGGTCGTATTGACAGCGAAAAACTATTTGCTTTTATATTTTAGCATAAAACAATTATGCCAAGTATAAGCGAAATTCTTGCGAATGAAGATTTTGGGCAGGTAGTCAGTACGTTATGTATCGATACGATTGAATACCGGGAACCAAGAGAATATTACAGAGAATACCACGGTGAGCGCCGGCGACGTAAAACTTCTGTTGGCTGGCGTGAGCCTAAGCGTTTAGAAGTCTATTCGGATACTTTGGTGGATAAAAATGGTGAACCAGTACGCCTTCCTGATAAGATCGTAGATGTGGCCCGTATCGTAACCAACTTTCCGAAGAAGGAGGTGCGTACCTCTGTCGCTTTCCTGTTCGGCGGGCAAATGACGATTACCGGAGCTGATCAAAACGATGGTTTTCAAGAGTTCAAGCGTGTATGGGAACGCCGGTTGAAGATGCAATCCGTCTTGAAGTCATTCGCTCGCAAGGTGCTTTCTGAAAGTAAGGCTGCTCTTGTGTTCTATCCGTATACCTCCAAAGGATTAGACGGCAAATTGATTACGGAGTTAAAAGTAAAAACACTTTCTGTTCCCCGTAATGAAAATACTTTCTCTGAATTTTATCCCCATTTCGACGATAACGATGATATGGATGCCTTTATCCATCGTTACCAAGTGAACTCTAATGGTATGATTCGGAACAGCTGCACGATTTGGATGGCGGATAAGATTATTACGGCTATCGATGAAATGGGTGGCTGGGTGATAAAAGAGGTTCCCAATCTATTTGGGAAAATTCCGGTTGTGTATGCCGATGTATTCCAACCTGAATGGGATGAAGTAGCGTTTCTGATGGATGCTCGTGAAATGCGTATTTCTCGCATGGTGGATACAAATGATTACTATGGTGATCCGATGTTGAAGACATTCGATGTGGCTGACCTGCCGACTAAAGACACTGTCGGCAAAGAATTGTCTTTTACGTCTAAAGTACATCCGGAAACGCAACAATTGTATCATGGCGATGCGGAATACCTTACTTGGAACGGCTCTCAACCATCTGTGGATAAAGAGTTGGAAGAAACCAAATGCGAGCTGTTTTCCGGTACATCCACGCCAGACCTTTCCTTTGACAATTTGAAAGGTATTGGCAACCTGTCCGGTGTCGCTCGTAAATTCATGCTGATGGATGCGACCATCAAGGCGAGTGAGAACATGGAAACATTCGGTCCGGTCGTACAACGTTGTGTGTCGGTCGTGTTGGCCGGGATATGCAATATTACCAACATCAAGTATCGTCCCCAGCTGGTAAACAACCTGATCGATGTGGAATTTGGTTCCATTTTGCCGGAAGATTTGGCTGAAACCTTGCAAACACTCTCTGTTGCCAATGGAGGCAAACCGATTAACGCTCAGCGCACGGTTACGGCTCATTCTCCGCTAACAGAAGACTTGGACGAAGAAATGAAGCTGATGGAGGAAGAGGAAGATACAGCAGCGCAACGCAATAATATGATCGGCTTAACAATGGGATATGGAGAATGAAAGAACTATCATTTCATGAGCGACAATTCCTGCAATGTCTGTTCCGGCAACAAGGTAGCATAAAGTATTCGTTTGACGAGTTTGTCCGTAGGGTAGGACCTCTTCTGGCTAAATGGTCGGATCATGGCGGTGACCGTGTATGGATAGGCAACGCTACCATAGAGAAGCAAATCGAACGTCTGTTGGATGACCTGCATACGCAGCTCGTAAGCAATATATCCAATACAGTTACCGATGTATGGAATTTAGGCAATAGGAAAGCGGATGAACTGGTAACAGGTTATATCAAGGATATGGCCATATCCAGTACGTTGAAGGATAAGATGTTTTCCAGAAGTGCAGATGCGCTGAATACCCTGTTGAAACGTAAGGATGAATTTGGTAAAACCATATCCTCCCGTGTCTGGGATATAACGGACGGAGCTATGGATAATCTGGAGTATTATCTTTCTTCGGGTTTGTCTTCCGGCCGTCCGGCTGCGTTGATCAGCCAAGATATACGGCAATTACTAAACGAACCCAACCGTCGTTTCCGCCGTGTAAGGGACGCGAATGGCAAATTGGTCCCATCCCAGCCGATGAAAGATTATCATCCGGGGCAGGGTATTTATCGTTCATCTTATAAAAACGCCCTTCGACTAGCAGCAACGAAAACAAACGAGGCTTTTCGAACTGCCGATTATGAACGTTGGCAGAATATGGACTTCGTGATCGGTATAGAGGTGGAACGTTCACCAACGAATCACGGTCCGTGTCCTGTGTGTGACGCCAAGGCTGGCCAATACCCGAAGGATTTCAAGTTTACAGGATGGCACCCGTTTTGTATTTGCATATCTACGCCGATTATGATGGATCATGAGGAGTTCGCTGAATGGTTACTGGGTGATGGAAAGCCAAAGGATTCGATTAATGTAGCGTCCGATAAAGTGAGATTTAAGGAGATCAAGGAAAAGGCTTCTTTATTAAAACAAACTGTTATTCGGAATAAAGATTTTCGGAAAGATATACAGATTACCGGTCGTGGTATAAAAGAGTGGTTGAACCAGCCACATAAATATTACGAGAAAAAGAATGAAATGCTTTTGGATATAGCTTCTGTGATAAAGGATGCGGAATATATTGGTTGCGGAAATGATAAGCATGGATATAATGCTATTGTTCATTTGTTTGAGACAAAAGTGGAAAACGAAAAGTCTTGGATTCTTGTGAAAGAGCAGGCGGATGGTAGCACATCGTTATATAGTATCTCTGATAGCATAAATATATTGAGATTATTGGAAAAGAAGAAAGGCGATTCATAAGTAGCCCCGTGGAACTACAATCCACGACTTGCTTATAAACCGCCTTCTTTTTGCAAAAATATAAATAATCTCCTAATTGTTTAGCGATTTAGGAATTTTAATCGTAAAATCAACTGTTGGCGCCAGCATAATAGTTGAACAACTGCGGTGCTGAACACCGTGGTTGAACTGGGGTGCTGATGACCCCAGTTGTTACGCTCGGCATAATGGTTGGAATTAATCAAATTACTTCTGCTTCCTCCTTAGGTTGCTCTACCACCTTAAAGAGGTTGGCGAGAAATTCCAGCCCTTTCTGAGTAACGAGCACTTTTAAGACCATGAATCCATCGTGATTGTTCCGGTCAATCCATTTCTCTTTTAGGACGAAATAACCACGCTTCACATATTCCTGCTTCGGTTCGTTCTTGTTCTTGAAGAATACACCCATATCACGAAGTTTTTGGAACAAGGTATTTCTGCCGAATGGGAGATTCAGGATTTTTGCGGACTGGCCGATGTCGATACGTTCGTCCGCATCCATTATTTTATCCATAAAGTCTGCCTTGGGACGTAGTTTGTTGTTTTCTTTTACTACGGTTTCAACTTTTTTCTCCAGCTGCCGGATTCGTTCTTCTTTGCGCTTCATGGTGTCTTTGGCAACCAATAAGGCAC